GGTTATTAACAATTAGCTTTAGCGATTAGGAGGTAACATGGATTGCTGCGGTGGCGGATGTTGCGGAGGTAAGTAATGAAACTTACAGTGGTGAGAACACAATTTGGAACAGATGCAACAAATGGATTATTGTTTATTGATGGTATTTTTGAGTGCTATACACTAGAAGATCAGTACCAAGCAGTAAAGGTAATGCACGAGACTTGCATACCTGAAGGAACTTATGATATTAAGTTTAGAAAGACTGGTGGTTTCCACGCAAAGTACACAGAGAGGTACAAGAATGCACACTATGGTATGTTACACATACAAGATGTGCCTAACTTTACCTACATTCTTATACACACTGGTAACACTGATGAACATACATCAGGTTGTTTAATTGTAGGAGAAACACAACAAGATTTAGAAATATCTAAAGATGGATTCATAGGTAGTAGCACAGTAGCTTACAAGAAAATGTATGCAAAAGTAGCAGGTCAATTACTTCAAGGTAAAGATGTGACTATAGAATACACAACAATAAATAAATTACTAGATAAAGAAAAAGATAACAAAGCTAAAGATCACACAGTGTTAGCTACCACAGTTTATGATAAATTGCAGGAAATAAATGGAAATGTTTTGACAATTAAAGCAAAACTTAATGGCAAAGTAATACAATAATGTTTGATAGATTTAAAAGAGCAAGAAACCAGGATGGTACATTCAAGAAGGATGTATGGTGGACACCTTGGTCTGATTCATGGGAGTATAGAATGAGTGAAGAACTTAAAGATATGCTAGAAAGAACTTTTTGGACTTTCGTTGAAGCATTCCTAGGTGCGTTAGTTGTTGCACCATTGGTATCTATTGATGCTAATACTGTGCAACTTGCTGCCTTAGCAGGTGGCGGTGCTGCATTAGCAGTAGTTAAAACTTACGCAAAAAAACAAATATCTAAATAAACAATTTGTCTCTGAAGCTCTGTATAATGTAGTTAACAGGGCAAAGGAGGTATTATGCCTAACATACCAGAAGACTGGGGTAACAACTTCTATAAGTCAGGGTGGCAACCAGGGCTAGAAGTAAATGAACAGACAGGGTTAGGAGAAATAACTCATGTCGGTACAGATCCAGATTATAGAAATAAATTTGATTCCATTTTAAAAGAATGGGGTTTCAATCCAGAACATTATGAAATAGAGGGGTCAGTTCGTGCATCCTCATGGAATGTACAGTTAAAGGGTGGCAAGACTGAAACCTTTTATGCGTTTAAAGGTATTGTAAAGAAGAAGAGACCTGGACACGATAAGTATTTTCAACAATTATACAAACTAGCATACAAGAAACCACCAATAACTAAGAAGTTTAATGCAGGTGACACTGCATTCATGTGGTTTATGAGTGATTGGCAACTTGGAAAAAAAGATTATGGAGTTGAGAACACTATTGCTAGATACGATAGAGCATTACAAGATGGTGTAAACAGAATAAAAGATCTGCGTAAGCTAGGTGTAGAGATAGATGAAATATATATGGTGGGATTAGGCGACCTCACAGAAAACTGTACACCGCATTTTTACGAAAGCCAACCACACAATGTTTCTCTCACACTGATTGAGCAATACGCATTAGCTAGGTCTATGATTATGAAAACCATTGACACATTCCTACCACATGCACCTAAATTGGTACTGGCAGGTGTGCCTGGTAATCATGGGGAAATGACTAGGACCAGTAAAGGTCAAGTTGCTACTAATAGATTAGATAACTCTGATACTATGCACCTACAAATATGTGAAGAGATTATGGCTGCTAACAAAGAGCGATACAGTAAGGTAGAAGTAAACATTCCTTCTGGCTTCCATCAAACATTAATTATAAAAGGTAAGACAGTTAGCTTTACTCATGGTCACATGACTGGTGGTGGTGGTAATCCAGAAGTTAAGATAGAGAAGTGGTGGAAGGGTCAGATGTATGGCTTCTTACCACCAGGAGATTCAGAGATACTTGTTACTGCACACTATCATCATCTTCGTATGAAGCAGCAAGGTGATAGGACCTGGTTTCAAGCACCAAGTATTGATAAGAGTATAGACTTTACTGAACGAACTGGGCTATGGAGTCATCCAGGTGTATTGACATTTACAATAAGTGATAAGGGATGGGATAACTACCAACCACTTTAGAATGGTAACTCCTTGTATGGTTTTTTATTACCTTTAAAATCTAACTCTGGATAGTATTTAGTTTCAAACCTAGGGTCTTTCCACATATCAAATAGTTTCTCTGCACTAAACCATTTAGGTTCTGTATTCATGTTTGCAAAGTACATCACACCAATACGCACTTGTTTGTACTTGCTTCCCTTCCAGTTCATCTCTTGTATCTTGTAATAATCTGCTGCTTTTAATTTATTAGTGCCTTTTACTTCTGCAAAATAAATCATCTCATCTCTTACAACTATGTAATCTGGCAGCAGTAATATTTCTGTAGCATACCAAAACAAATCTAGCTTATTAACTTTAGGGTCAGTGCCTATGCGTAAGTAATCTTTAAACTCTACCGATCCTGTATCAGCTAAGTACTTTTGCATAGCTAAGTCTGCCATGTCATCTCCACTATTCCTAGATTTGTAGGAGTCTGTATATTTACTGCTCATTAAAATGGTTTTCCATCTTCTCGTTCTTTATCACTACCAAACTTCTCCTTTAACATATCTTTTATAAGTCCTACTGTTCTTTGTCTCTGTGCTTCTAGTTCTCTAATCAATACAGTGACAGTAGGTATGCTTACTATCTCATTGTATTTTTTTCTAGTATGTACAAAGGTGACATCAACTTTATACAGGTCTTGCCATGTTAAATATATTTCACCTTGTGAATTAGGCAGTGTAAATTCCATACCACCTCTCTCTTTGTCTAATGGTTTAGTTATCCAATCATTAATACTTATATCCTCATCATGAAATATTTTTATTAATCCATTAAAACCATAACTAAAAGGGGATTTCTTGTTGGTCTCCTTCTTGCTCTCCTGGTTTAAGAAGTGCGTGACACTCTTTGTATTCCCACTGGAAATAGTTTTCTTCTTTTGCTTGTTTGTATCTTCTTCCACAATATATGTTTCCTTCCTTGTCTGTATATGTAATATTATTTAATCTTTTACATTCGTATTCTTTTTTACATCTAGTATCTGGTGGTGGTGGTATATCAAAGTTGTGGTTAGGGTATTTTTCCTGCAACTTAGCTTTAAGTTTGTCCACATTAATTGATACACCATCATCTATAGCCACTCTGTTGGACAATCAGTATCTCCCCATGCAACCCAACCACAACCATTATTACCTTGGTATGTGCTACAACTCCAACTTGGTATTGAACCAAATTTTTCTGGATCACTTTGTTTCTTCTCTCTGTTGTCCTCTATCCAGTCTGCATTATTACATTCTGGACATGCTTTAATAACTTTTGTTTTTACTTCACCAAATACTTCTTCTACAAGTTGTTGTTCATCATTAGATATATCAACTACTTCATTTAACATATCTTCTGCTCTAGTCATAAAGACATCCATGTTCTCTTTAGTCCAGGACTTTATATCTTTGTCTGCTAATCCATTACTAACTAATTCATTGTAAGCATTACCTTTAATAGTTTTTCGCAGTGATTGATCTGGAATCATACCTTCAAGTAATTGATTCAGTTGCTTACCAACATCACCAGTTGTGTTTGTAGGTTCAGCTACCATCTCATCAACTACCTTGTTCATAGCTTCTTGTTCTTGCTTTGTAGGTTTATTAACTGGTTTCTTCTCTACCTGGACCTTAGACATCTCTTCTCTGCTAGGTCTTGGCTTTGTGCTACCTTGATACTTCCAGTTAGCTAAAGCTCTACCAATAGCAGATGTTTCGCAGTTCTCCATCCAAGCATCTGCGTTAGCAAACCCACCTTGTCCTTTAGTTTCTTGTGCTATACCTGTAGCTACGCAGTACAATCCTACATCTTCGTGCCATACATATATCTCTGCTCTAATAGTTACACAAGTTCCATCATCAGTTATATGTTGAACTTCAGTACATATCCTACCTGTTGGGTTATCCTCCCAATATTTTTTTAATCTATCTTCTACTGTTTCATAATTATCTAAATTAAATTTAGCCATTATTCCTCCTCTTGTTCTTTTGTATGTGCTAACTTGACCACTTCGTATATGCGTTGTCTAGTCAGATTTAATAGTTTACCTAGTTGTATTGCACTAAATCCATTCTTAAATGCATGTACAATTCCC